GAAGGGACCGAGTAAGAAGCCGGAAGGTCGTGCCAAGGCTTTGGCTGCATTTGATGTGGTCATGGTCTTATTTTCTGTTTTAGCTTTGGGTTGTGATGGAGGTCTGTTTAAGATAATGGATCTTTATAGACATCTCATGAGTTGGATTTCTTTGATGAAAGTTTGGCTTTTGGGTAGTTCGTGGTTACTCAGATGGGTAGGCATGGACGTCTGTGGTGTGAAGGAGGCGAGAAAAGTTTCCAATCTGTTAACAAAGGCAGAAAAAGAGCTTTTTGAATCTCCCCCAGATTCTAAGCAACCTGAATCTAGTTCTGATTCAGATTCAGATTCCGATGAAGAATCGGAATATGATAAAACCGATTCTGATGATGAGGAAGATTCCAGTATCAAATTTTATGGAAAGCCGCAAGTTGAAGATAAATCTGATAAGGAACCCGAAGGTTTTGGTTCGGGTTTTATTTCTTCGCTCAAATCTCATTTTTTAAGTGAATCCGCTTCGGTGGATAATGATTTGAGTTTACCTGTGGCTCGTCCAGTATTGGAAGATCGTGCCCAACGTCTTTGGGCGCGTGCTGAACAACGCATTGGTCGTTTTGGAAAAGAGTCTAAGAAAGCAATATTTAAGATTCATGAAAAGACCAAGAAAGCAGATAGATATGTTATCTTGGCTCTTATTTGTATTTTCCTAATGATTGCAGCCCATTATTGGTTTAAGGATACTCCTAAACGAAAAATGAGAGAGGGTAAAGGCAAAACGAAAAAAGGACGCGGTTCCCGTAAAGTGGGAACACACAAGACAAAGAAGAACAAATTCTGGAAGTCTGTGTATTGTCAAGGATTTGGAAAAATTCGTGACGCGTCAGCCTTGGAAGTTATTGATGTTAAGACAGGAAAAAAGACTGCAATAGCATCAGGCCATAAACATAAGAGATTGGAAGAAATTGAAAATCTCATTAAGGCCTCCCCGACGAATTACAAGATTCGTGTTGATGGGAATGATTCCATGGTTAAATTTAAAAATGACGATTTTGTTATGGGAAATGGAAAATCTAAGAAAACCCGTGAGGGAAAGAAAGGTGATTCCATTTTTGATCAGGATTGTCAAGCATGTAAAAAGAAGTTTAAGGATTGTAAATGTGAAAAGAAACCTGAGTGGTTTACTGTAGCCCGTTCGAAGAGAAAATTTTCTCGAACTGACGGTTGCTGTCACAATCCTATTTCTTGCCCTCTTGCGAAAACGAAGAAGGGCGTGCCCAAAATAAATGCAACACAATGTTGTGGGATTAAGTGTGGTGGTCACCATTGTACCCACTGGTCGCAGTGTTTGGGCGCTGACATGTTGGATCATGATGAGCAAGAAGAAGTAGTTTCTGCCTTTGATTTTGCTGTTCATAATGTGGATGAGGAAGATATTTGTCTTCAGAATTCATTTAGAAAAGAAGGTCTGAAGAAGATTCATAAGCAGCAAAAACAAAAAGCCAATAGTGATTCAGCTGTATCTAAGCAAAAGATACAAAAAGAGAAGAAGACTTTCTCTGATGCTGTGAAAGCTGGTTTAGTTAAAACTAAACCGGAATCATTATTAGGCCGTAAGCAAATACAAGCAACTGTCCCCGCCCATGCTTCCATGAAAGTGTTGTATGGAGCTGATGGTTCACCACTCTTGAATTGCACTTTTATTGGAAATAAATTGGTCACAGTTGACCATGGTATTTTTGAAAAAAAAGCTGAGGATGGTTATTTTGTTGGTGAGAAACGCTTGTTCATTAAATATGAAGGAAAAGAGTACGATATTGATCTTAAAGCTGTTCAGACTCTTACTGAATATGATCAAGGTAATTTAATTGCTTTTCCTGTTCCTAAGGGGATAACAGGAATTAAGATGTTAAAGACTAAGATTCCTAAGAAAGGAGAAAATGTCTTTTTACCAGCTCTTCAACCAGAAAATGTTGTGAGTTTTGGGAAGTACATCGCAAAGGATGAACACACAGCTCCATCAAAGAATGGTGATTGTGGTTCTCCTCTTATTGAGGAAATTACTGGTCGTGTCGTAGGCATTCATCGTGCCGGAGGAAGCTCAGAAAATGGGTTTTTTGAATGGACTTCTGATATTCAGCTCGCTTTGTGCGGGCCGGATTTTCAGTAAGCCCCTCAGATGTCCGGTCTGTGGAAGTCAATAAGACTTTATCTTTATATCCTAAAGATATTTGTTCACAGGCCAAGGATCTGAGGGGCTCATCAGGCCGTGCTCGTCGTTTTCTTGAAAATGCTCGGGAAATGAGAGTTGTCGGTAAAGTGAAGAGATTTGCAAAAAACAAATCTCGGAATTCTGATGATCCGTTCTTCGCCGAATTTATAAGAGATAAATTTGGCGCTTCACCTTCCAAAATTTTTACCAAGTATGGTTTGGCACAGCCCAATTTAGAAGCGGGTTATCAGTCATTGATTAAATATGATAAACCGCAACCCACTCTTGATCAAGAGTTATGGGCTTTAGCAGGAAATTGGACTGAAAAACATTTTATGTGTATGTCAAATTCAGAGATTTGGGAAGATTTTGATTATGTAAAATCGGAGTTGGATATGAAAGCTAGTTCTGGTTTTCCTTGGAATGTTGATGAAAATTGTCGCTCAAAAGGTGAGTTTTATGCTCGGCCAGATGCTGAGGAATTTATTTCCAATTATTGGGATAGATTATCAAAATCGCACTGTGCGCCAGTTTTCTGGACTAACAATGTTAAGGAAGAAATTCGCAGTGCAGAGAAAATGTCACAAAATAAATTGCGAACCTTTGTTGGTTCTCCTATTGAGCATGTTCATGCATGTACTCAAATTTTTGGTGATATGAATGAAAAGTATTACTCAACCGCCAATCAAAATCAACATTGGTCCTTTGTTGGATCAACCAAGTTTTATAGGGGATGGACAAAATTGTTCAATAGATTGAACAAGCATCCCAATGCTTTTGAATTGGATGAATCTGAATTTGACTCATCATTGTTTCGAGAAGCAATGTATGGTATGGCTGATTTTCGTTTTAGAATGTTAGCGCCTGAGTTTCAAACTGAGGAAAATAAAAATCGGGTTTGGAATTTGTATGTTGAGATTGTTGATTCTGTTATCGTCACCCAAGATGGTGATGTTGTTATAAAGAATACAGGCAATCCCTCAGGATCAGCAAATACAATTGTTGATAATACCATTATTTTGTTTCGTCTTCTTGTTTACGCTTGGCTTGTCCTTTGTAGAGAGCATGGACGAGATGGTCTCGATGATACTTATACCTTATTTATGGAAAATGTCGAGGCAGCGTTAAATGGAGATGACAACACGTGGACGTGTAGTGATTATGTTTTGCCCTGGTTTAATGCCCTAAATATTTCGAAGATATGGAGCGCCATTGGGGTCACAACGAAAAGTGATTCTTGGTTACCACGTAAATTGGAAGATTGTTCCTTTTTATCCCATGGTTTTAGAAAGATGGGCGTGGAAGTTGTACCAATTCCTGAAGGGGAGAAGGTGATGTGCAGTATGGCTTATCATTTAAAATCTGCCACCCCCCGTTGGAGTTTATTAAGGGCATGTGCTTTGAGAATTGAATCTTTTTGGGACGATCAATGTCGCCAGGTTCTTAGTGAATATATTCAATGGTTATGTAAAACATATTCCGCTGAGCTTCACGCTGAGAAAGATCCAAATGATAAAAATGACCTTTTTACTTTTAATGAAGTTTACTCAGTTTATAAGACTGATTCAGAGATTAAAATGTTGTACCTCTCACAAGAGGGAAATTGCGGTCTGGACGTCACAGATAAGGATAATTGGTTGGAAAAATTTCAATTGGTTTACACCGAATAAATTTCAAATGACAAAAACAAAGTCTCAGAAAGCACGCGCAAAAGCGCAACGTGGTGCTGGCCCTAAACCAGTCGGATCTTCTTCCCGTAGAAGAAGAGGTCAAAGGGGACCTAAACCCCAAAAATCACAAATCCCTATTGGGCCAAAGCTTAATAAAGCTGCCCGACGGGGGAGAGCAGTTGGTGCAATGCAAAGTAATCGCCGAACGTTTTCAGAAATGTTGGTGAGTGATGGTCTTAATAAGGCTCTTCAGATGCACAATAGTGCAAGCATTGTTGATCGTTTTCCTCGACGTATGGAAAAAGTGGCGGACATTGTTCCCACATCAACGTCGTTTGCTGTGTTTCTCGCATTATATCTTAATCCGGGAAATTCAGTTTTGTTTCCAATCTTCTCTCAAATCGCTGCCACCTATGAACAATTCAGGTGTCGATTCCTCAAGTTTCATTATGTTACTGAGGCTTACACTGCTAGTGGATCAAATGTATCCGCAGGTAAGATCATTATGGCAACTAATGCTGATCCAAATGATTATCAATTTGCAAATGCAACTCAAATGGAAAATTATGCGGGTGCTGATCGCAGTGCTCCATTTTCCTCTTTTTGTCATGATGTCATAAATTCTTTGAAGGTTAATAGGACAATGCCTTTAAAAGAATATTTTGTGAATCCTGGTGCAAATACATCTGCTCCTTCTAATGACTCCACGGATAAGTTCTTTGATATGGGCTTATTTCAATTTGCTACTTCAGGCTTACCCTCTACTTCTGTAGAGTATGGAGAGTTGTATGTTGAATTTGAATTTGATATGATTAGACCTAAACAACAAACACCGTTGGGTCAAAGTTTATTGTCTTCTCACTTGGTTAGCTCTGCTGCAAGTACTGCCACTGCTGCTGCCCCTTTGGGCATTACAGGTGGTGTTTTGAAATCTGGGTCCAACATTCCCATCGTTGCCACTACAACTACGTTTAGTTTGCCCATTCAAGGTGAATTTTTGGTGGTTGGTGCTTGGGCTGCGTCTGGCAATAATATTGCCGCTCTTCCCACATTTTCTTATGGTTCAGCTCTTACACCTTTAACTGTTTGGAATGGGGACGGAGGCAATGCTATTTCAGCCTTTACCGTTTCTGGTATTGTTGGAATGATCTCTGCTGTTGTTAGTGTGACCACTGCTGGCGTTGGTGCTGCCAATTTGATCACTATCGCTGGTTTGACTTCGATGACTGGTGCAAATTGTGATATTTGGGTTTCCCAAATTTCTTCTGGCATTGTAACGTTAGCACGAGAAGAAGAGAAGAAAGAAGAAATCTCCCTTCTGAAGAATCAAGTCCAAGAACTTGGCAAGATGATGCGTGCCCTTATGGTGCATATTCCAGATGAGGAGGAAAAGGAATTGGAAATCCTACCTAATCCCAGATTGATCCGCGGCAACGGAGAGATCTTTGAGAAGGGTGGACGACCGATTCGGGATAGTCTTGGTCAAACGACTCCCGTAACTACGCCAAGTGATATGGCGTCCAAGAAAAGTTGGTTCGGTGTTCAATGACCGCACTAATTTTTCTAATGGAAAATCACATTGATTGACTGGGTTTTAGACCCCTTTATCTGAGCGTTTTGTCTTTTTACGTATCAGAACAATGAAATAGGTTGATAAACAAGAAAGGATGTAATTGGGCGTTTAGTTGAGTAACACAAAGGAGGCTGGCGGACATTACTACCGTTTTGACATGCTGTAAAGGCATCTCCGGGGGGTTATTTAGCTTTTCATCTGGTTATTTTCTAACTTGTTTTGATAGCAATAGAAAGGATTTTGTCTGTCCGGAAATGACTGGGCAAATCGTATTTGGTTGAAAATATTATAGCGTAATGAAGTTACGGCGGTATTCATTTATACAATTCCTCTAAACAAGTTATTGCGGAAAACTAATCCGAGAGGCTCTTGGGTGAATATGCAGCGCAGAATTATAAGTACCACTAAGTATTTTAAACTTTAGAAGATTTGTTTCAGAGCCGCTGGCGGGAATTTTAAGTATGTTGTCTCATGTTTTATTGGAAGAAAATAAGTCGTTGGTTTTTGGAATTGGAAGTTCAATTCTAA